TCAACTGGCTTTTGGCAAACGGTTATATCAACGATTATTTTACACATTGGGAAATGAACACTGAAAGGATGGACAAGATAGATGGGATTCAAAGCTGTTAAAAACGACGGCGGCCTGATGAAGGCTGGCGACTATGAGTGCTATTTGAAATCGTGCGGCTACAGCGTAACGAAGAACGGAAATGAGTGCATCAAGTTTGATTTCGTCGTCCGTGAGGACGTTGAACAGGAATACCAGAAGAAGCACATCTTCAAGAACTTCTGGCCCGACCGCGACACCGGGGAGTACGACGCCGACAAGATCGGCAAATATGCAAATGCGCTTGGCATTGAGCCGGGCACCGATTTTGAACTTGACGATCTGGTAGGCCGCAACTGCATTTTGCACATGGAGCCGTTTGAGGGCAATGACGGTGTAACGCGCGACTGTATCCGGTACCTCAAGCCCAGCAAGGCAGACTCCTTTGTAACGCCCGCACCGGCCAGCGCAGAGGAGTTCAAACAGCTTGACGAAAGCGACGACGAGCTGCCGTTCTGAGGGCTGAAACATGCCGAACAGAATTATTCGGGAAAGCATCTGCACAAGCGATAGCGTCGACAAACTCTCGTGGTTTGAAGAAGTTCTGTTTTATCGGCTCATTGTAAACTGTGATGATTTCGGACGCTTTGACGGGAGAGCGGCGGTAGTGAAAAACCGCCTCTTCCCGCTGAAAGAAAACCTCACGCTCAAAACTGTAGAAAACGCTCTTCATGGGCTGGCGAGTGCTGGATTGATTGCTCTGTATGTGTTTGAGGGCAAGCGCTTCCTTTACCTACCAACATGGGGCAAGTATCAGACGCAGCGTGCGAAGGTAAGCAAATTCCCGTCGCCTGATGATGGGAAACAAGCGGATGAAATCATTTGCAAGCAAATGCTTGCAAATGTCCCCGTATTCGAGAATCGAGAATCGAGAATCGAATTCGCTATTCGAGATGCGGAAGATAGCGCGGAGCCGCAAGCGGCATCCACGCCGCCAGCAATCTCTCTGCCGCTGAATGATGGAACGGGATATCCCGTTTCCGTGGAGCAATGCCAGGAATGGGCGGGCTTGTACCCTGCTGTCGACGTGATACAGCAGCTGCGGAACATGAGGGGCTGGTTAGACGCAAATCCGGCCAAGCGGAAAACAAAGCGCGGGATCAATGCGTTTATTGTCCGCTGGCTGGCGAAGGAGCAGGACAAGGGCGGGGCGGCCGTGGACAGGGCGATGGGGCCTATATCGAAGGGCGCCGCGAAGATGCAACATGGCGTACAGCGCCACGGAGACGATCTGACGGCGTTCCAGATGGCAGCGGTCGAACGGATGCTTGCAGAAAACAAGGAGGATAAGACATGAAAATGCTGAAAAAACTGGCAGGGGCACTGGCAACGCGCTATGTCTGCCAGAACTGCGAGAAGGAAAAAGAACGAATGGCCGTGGCGCATAATGCCACGAAATGCCTGGAGCGCAATACTCTTTTGTCCGAAAGCAATCAGGCTGCGTCCATCGAGATCCACCGCCTCGAAAAGGCGCTGGCGAAAGCAGAGCTGGAACGCGACGTTGCACGGGAGATGCTGATCGAGAGAAGCACGCCGGACACCCGGCAGGAAGGCGCTGGTATGAGGTTGGGGAGGGAGGACGGCAATGAGCTTAGAACAAAGAGCGATTGATCTGCTGCGGATGGCTTCGGATATGAGCCTGCGCCTGTACAAGCAGCCGCTGGTGGTCACGTATTCCGGGGGGAAGGACTCGGACGTGCTGCTGCATCTGGCTGGTGCGGCGGGGATCCCATATGAGGTGCTGCACTCGCTGACAACAGCGGACGCGCCGGAGACTGTCTGGCATGTGCGGGATACCTTCCGCCGCTTGGAGCTGGCTGGCGTAAAATGCGACATCGATACGCACCGGACGCCGGACGGTGGGAACGTGACGATGTGGAACCTGATCCCGCGCAAGCTGATGCCGCCGACACGCCTGGTGCGCTACTGCTGCGCGGTGCTCAAAGAGACCAGCGGGCGTGGCCGATGGATCGCGACCGGCGTCCGCTGGGCCGAATCGCAAAAGCGCAAGTCCCGCGGTGTTATGGAGGCGCTGCACAGGGACAAATCCAAGCGGTTGACTCTGATGAACGACAACGACGAAAGCCGAATGATGATGGAAAACTGCCAGCTCAAGGGGACGCGAACGATCAATCCAATCATCGACTGGACGGAATCTGATGTGTTGGACTACGCTTCTGCCGAAAAGATCTGCATGAATCCGCTGTATGAATGCGGATGGAAGCGCGTGGGGTGCATCGGATGCCCTCTTGCCAAAAAGGCAACGAGATACGCCGAGTTTGCAAGGTATCCGAAGATTAAAGCCGCGTATGTCCGGGCGTTTGACAGGATGCTCGATGAGCGCAGACGGCGCGGGAAAATGGACGGAGGTATGCGCTTTGGAGAAACCGGCGAGGACGTGATGCACTGGTGGATGGAGGACGGCGTGCTGCCGGGACAAATGGTTCTTGAGGGAATGGAGGAGGACGCGCTATGATCGCCCGCGTATTCCCGCGTAAAACGGCCATGTCGCCGACGGATGCGCTGGCGTTCTTCGGGCAGCCGACCATCGAGAATATCGCCGATTGCATCAAAGCGGGCGTGACAGAGGTACATATCTCCGTAACGTTTACGTGGGATTTCGAAAAGGCCGAAGATCTGTACTACGCATGGCAGGTCCTCGGCGTTCCGGTGGAGGTCGGCGGCCCGGCGTTTGATGATCGCATGGGAGACTTTACGCCCGGGCTGTATCTGCGGGACGGAATGATCTTCACCTCGCGCGGTTGCACAAAGGATTGCTGGTTCTGCTCCGTGCCGCGCTGCGCGCACGGGGAAATCAAAGAGCTGCCGATTGTGGATGGATGGAACATCCTTGATGATAACATTCTGGGAACGTCAGAAGCGCATTTTCGGGCAGTCTGTGACATGCTCAAGAGGCAAAAACACAGATCTGCTTTTACAGGGGGGTTAGAACCGGCACTGCTGCAACAATGGCAGGCGGACCTTCTTTATGAAGTAAAACCGGCGCGTCTATACACGGCATATGACACTCGTGATGATCTGGAACCGCTGATCGAGATGGGAAATAAGCTGCGGACGGCAGGATTTCGCCCAGCGAGCCACACCATGTGCTGCTATGTGCTGTGCGGCTACGACGGAGATAGCTTTGAGGATGCTGAAAAGCGCCTGACGCAGACCATGCAAGCAGGATTTGTGCCGTATGCCATGCTGTTTCGCGGAGAGGACGGAAAGTACGATTATGAATGGCGGAGATTCCAGCGCGAATGGTGCCGCCCGATTATCACTGGGAAAAAGTTCAACGAATTTTGGAAGGAGACGACATGACAGAAAAGAAAATCGTGCAGGCGCTGCGGCGCTGCCAATTTGGGGCACCGTGCGCTCGCTGCCAGACAGTGAGCGATCAGAACTGCGTGAGCGTGATGCAAAAGTGCGCAGCCGACCTGATCGAGCGCATGACCGCAGATGTTGCAGATCTGCGAAAAGAAATCGAGTGGAAGGACATGGTGATTGCCATCGCCCAGAGAACGCAGGCGGAGGCAGAAGCCGAGAGGGACGCGCTGCTTGAGCAGATAAAAGCGCGTCGCTCGTGTCTGGATTGTAAGCATTTCGACTACTGCGAATTTGATGATGCGACTGTTATCGACTGCATGAGCTGTGTGACGAAAAATTGTCCATGTCACCAATGCAGCAATTCCAGCCGCTGGGAATGGCACGGCTTGCAGGGAGCGCCGGAGGAAGGTGACACATGAGCTACGATATTTCGTTCAAGGTAAAAGTCGAAGGGCTTGATGCCTACGTCCCAGTTGGTGCGTGCGACGCAAATATAACTTGGAACGTCCGGAAGATTATTGAGAAATCAACTGGTCTGAAATGGAAGAACTGCCAGAACAACGGGCTTTGCGTGGACGTAATTCCGAAAATCGAGGCTGGCTTGAGAAAGTTGGAGCAGACCCCAGATTCGTTCAAAGAATACGAAGCACCGAACGGATGGGGAACGGTGGAAGGGACGATACAGTTTTTTCGAAGAATCCTTGAAGCGTGGAATGATCTGCTGCGATGGAATGAAGAACTTGTTCCGGTTGCAACGTTTTGGATTGAATAGGGGGGGACAGACATGGAACGACTGACAAAACGCGACACCAATGGGCAGGCAATGATGGACTGCGAGAAGTGCAAAGCGGATTGGACGGGTAAGCATGGTAAGCCGATGGTTGACTGCACCGCGCTGTACTGCCGCAATCGTTTGTTAGGCCGGCTGGTGGAACATGAGGATACGGGGCTGACGCCAAAAGAGGTAACTGCGCTAGGAGAGCTGTTCAATTACGCGCTGAAAGAATCAAAAACGCTGACTGAGCAGCTTACATTGCTCAAGCATATCCGCAAGCTTGCCGAGGCCGACAAGGAAGGCCGGTGCATCATCCCGCCGTGCAAGGTGGGCGAGACGGTTTATTTCGTAAACGCCAAGCAGATTCTCGAATTTGCGGTGGTAGGGTATGCGGTGGATGAAACAGGTATCTCATGGGTTTACAGTGAGAACGTCGATAAAATAGGGAATACGAATGAGCGCACGTTTAGCCCAGATAGATTCGGAAAGAACACTTTTTTCACCCGCGAAGAAGCCGAGAAGGCTTTGCAGGAAATGGAGGGCAAGAAGGATGGTTGAAAACCGTGTGTGCTTTACCGTCCGAGGAGAGTTCGGAGCGCAGATGAGCTTCGAATCAGAAAACACGATCCCGTATGAAGATCTGTGCAAGTGTATCAATAAAGATACGCTGATAGAGCTGATGTGCCTCGACGGTCTTGGCTATACCGGTGACGATATTCAGTTTATCACGCCGGAAGAATACGACGAGCACTTTGGAGATGACGAAGATGGATGACGAATACATCAGCCGCGAGGTGGCACTGCAGGAAATGGAGGGCAAGAAGGATGGCAAAACGTAAAAACATGATGGATATGATGGACATGACGCCGGTCTGTGAGCGGTGCGGGAAGGCCGCGCCGGTGGACGAAAAGATGTCGACTCCGAACTGGACGGTTTACCGGACAAAAGAGCCGTGCGAATGCGGCGGGAAATACACGGCGCGTGCGTTTTTGGACGACAGCGTGCTTTCCTCGTGCGATAAGGAGGCCGACCATGCCTGACGAATACATAAGCCGCGAAGCGGCGGTGAAAGCACTATTTGCACCTGGAATGTGCTACGCTCCAATACAGTTGCAGATTGTTAAGGACTTGCCCGCCGCCGACGTTGCGGAGGTGGTGCGGTGCAAGGACTGCAAATACGGAGACTACGACAGCAAGCCAAATGGCGCTATGGTGTGCCTGAGAACCAAAGACGGCTTCTGGCGGGAGGAAACAGATTTTTGCAGCTACGGAAAACGGAGGGAAGAATGAACATTACACTTTTGAAATATCCCACCGATGAGGACTGGGCGCTGGCCAAGCAGTGCGCTTTAGTCACCATTGGAAAAGAGATGAAGACAGCACCGGACATGGAGTGGAAACACGCCATCCTCCGGGCGCAGCACAGCCCCATCCGGACGCTGCAGTTTGCGTTTTACCTCGAGGGTGTTCCGTACTGGGTAAGCACCCATTTAGCCCGCCACGTCCACGCACAGCCGTTTATCCGGTCACAGCGGAATGACCGGCAGGATGCATACGACCGGAACGCAGCGCGGCAGGACGCTCCCGTGGACATGATCTGGTACATGGACGCGGAAGAGCTGATGACGATTGCGGAGAAGCGGCTCTGCAAGTTGGCGGCAAAAGAGACGCGAACCGTCGTCAAACTGATGTGCGGACTTGTGATCTATAAATGCCCGGAATTTAAGGGGCTGTTTGCAGCACATTGCGCGAAATACGGTGATTGCGACGAGATGAAGCCGTGCGAGACAGGAAGGAGGCTGCAAGGTGGGAACGATACTGGCGATTGACCCCGGCAATATTCAATCCGGCTATGTAATCGTAGAGCATGACGGCGAAGAGATCCGCCGCGTGCTGGAGGCCGGGAAGATCGAGAACCGCAAAATGCTGCAGCTGCTGGAGCAGAAACTTCGGTGGAACTGTCAGCAAGTTGTAATCGAAATGATAGCCGGTATGGGCATGACAGTCGGGCAGGAAGTGTTCGACACCTGTGTCTGGATCGGCCGGTTCTGGCAAATCGTGCTGTGGGAAACAGGCTATGAGCCGACGCGGATCTTCCGCCGGGAAGAAAAGCTGGATCTGTGCGGCTCGCTATCTGCCAAAGATGCAAACATCCGGCAGGCCCTCGTCGACCGCTACGCGCCCGGCCAGCCGAACTTCGGAAAGGGGACGAAAAAGGACCCCGGTTTCTTTTATGGGTTTTCGGCGGACATGTGGGCGGCTATGGCGGTAGCTGTGACGTATTTTGACAAGTACATAAGGGGGATACAGTTATGAATGATAACTGCATTTGCGCGCATTTATACGGAGACGGTAGCAGGGATTGTAGGTTAAGAGCAGAGTACATCCGCTGCAACCGCGCCGAGGAATGCTCTGCCTATAAAAATGGAAAGTGTTTTTGCGTAACAACACTATTTGGCGTCAGATGCCCAAACGGTGAGATCACAATTGTGGATGGTGGAACAAAACAGTCAAAGAAGTTTTTACGGGTTCAGAAAGAAGCCCGAACAAATCCCGCTTACGGGAAATTACGATATCCATCAACCAATTTGATTACACGCATAGGAGAAGACGCTTTCCTCACCGTTCCTTATACATGGTTGGAGGAATTTGGCGGGGAAATCCGTTGCGATAACCCGCATCTTGGCACTAACAGACTGTACATAAGCGCCGATAAACTCACGCCTGAAAACATTAAGAGAATTTGCGATTTTATCCCGCGCGCAATAATGGGCGGCGTCATTCGGGATTATCAGGACAAAACCGTTCCGATGTTTTTGCATCAGCTACGGGGTTTATTCCCGGAAAAGTATGCAGCATTCCAGGAAGCGTATCCTGATTACAAAATCAAAGCTCCGGATTGGAAGGGACGATGGGCAAAGCTTTCAACCTGCAACAGGAATGCAGAGTACAAGGACTGCCACAAAAACACGTTCCGTTTTGATGGAGACTACATTGTATGCGACTGCTATAACTCGTCATTTGCGCCATTTTGTGCAAAACGGGCAGAAATCCGGGTGAAACTATCGGACGAAATGGAGGTGGAGATCACAGACAACTTACAAGTTACTGATGAAACTGTTTTTTTATGAGATTTTTAGATTAGCAAGGGGGGTAAAGCTGCAATGGCAAATATCACGGCGACATGCCCGGTTTGTGGGAAAATATTCACCCGGCCCTGCAAGCCGCGCGCGGATGGCCGGTATCTCTGCAGCCGGGCATGTGCAGGGGCATGGCGCAAACTGCATCCCATCTGCACGGGCAAGCGGCGCGATCGCGCATGGGATGAGGTACGGGTCCAGATCACGGCGATCATCCCGGTCTATCCCGCCATGCGTCCGCGCATGGGCGAAGTGTACGACGCGGAAAAATATGAATACGTCAGCAGCATGCCCGGATATGTTGTGCGCGTCGGAGACAAACGGGTCTGTGTGAGGGTAGACGAATGCAGGGAGATTTAAGAATCAGCCCATATTCCGCTCCGTGCGGCGACTGTCCCGAAAAAGGCTGCGGGGCAAAGCATACGACCTGCGAGGCGTACATAGAGTATCGCAAGGCTGCGGACGAGTACAACAAAAGCAAGGTAGAGCGCATAGAGCGCGGGATGGAAACAATCGGCAGGTCCGCCAGAGAGCGGAAATACGATCGGGCAAAACGCGAAGGGAGGGTACACTATTGATGGAACAGATTAAGGGCGCAAAGTACGATGATGGGAAGCCGAGGCCGTCGCTCGTGCCGGTAGAGGCGATCGAGGCGATCATGCAGGTGCGGGAGTTTGGAAAGGCAAAATACGCCGACGCGGAGGACTGGCGCAAGGTGCCGCGCGAGAAGTGGCTGGACGCCCTTCTGCGCCACGTTCTGCATATCTGGGATAATCCGCTGGCGCTCGACTATGAGAGCGGCTTACCGGCTCTGTGGCATGTTATAACTAATGCTGCGTTTCTGTGCGCGGCGTACAAAGATGAACTGGACAAAGCGCGCGGGGAATGGGCAAAGGATGTGCTGGACGAAAAGGCAGTTGATGGGTGCAAGAACTCACAATGTGCGTATTTCTCTACCACATGCGGGTGTATCCGGTATCATGATGTAAGCCACTGCAAGAAAAGAAAGGAAGCGCGCCGTGAGTAAGCCGCGCTACGGCTGGTGGCCATATGCAAAGTGGATGATCCGCAATTATAAGGGCGGCGGGCTGATGACGAAGTCCGAGCGCGCTGCCGTTGAGGAGGCAATCGCGGAGACGGAACAGCTCGTTGACGGCGCGGAGCGGCTGCGGCTCATAGACTTGGTTCTTTGGAAGCGGACGCACACGCTGCAGGGGGCCGCGCTAGCGTGCTACGTCTCGGAGCGTACTGCGCAGGAGTGGCACAGGCAATTTATTCGTCTTGTGGGGCAAAAAAGAGGGCTTTTATGAAAAAGTCTGCGCCCCAGAGCCAAATTTAACATTTACTATAAGGGCGTAGAGATCAACTCTACGCCCCTTTTCATCGGCACCGCAGCGTTCTGCGGAAACCTCCTCCTCCTGTTCTCGTGTTCTCCGGTGTGAATAAATATATTTATTCACACACGGAGACACGAGAACGAAAGAATGAGGTTGCTGGCCGGTGAGCGGACATGATGGGGAGGACAACATGGAGGTAAAAAACAGAAAGCTTTCCAGCATTACTGCATACGGGAAAAATGCGAAGAAGCATGACAAAACGCAAATCAACAACGTTGCGGAGAGCATCAAGCAGTACGGTTTTGTGCAGCCGATTGTGATTGACCGTGACGGCGTGATTGTAATCGGACACTGTCGCGCTATGGCGGCGAAGAAGCTGGGAATGGAAGAAGTGCCGTGCGTCTGCGTGGATGATCTCACGCCGGAACAGGTGAACGCCCTGCGGCTGGTGGATAACAAAAGCAACGAGAGTGACTGGGACTTTGACCTGCTGGCTGACGAACTGCCTGGTCTCGACCTGTCAGCGTTTGACTTTGACTGGGGCCTGCGCGACGAGCTGGACACATCCGTTGTGGAGGATAACTATGATCCGGTTCTTCCTGCGGAGCCGAAGAGCAGACTTGGCGACGTGTATCAGCTTGGAGACCATCGCCTTATGTGCGGGGATAGCACGTCTTTGACAGACGTACAGAAGCTCGTAGGGGGGGCACAAATGGATTTGCTGCTCACCGACCCTCCGTACAATGTGGACTATCAGGGTACCGCCGGGAAGATTAAGAACGACAATATGGAGGATACGGCATTTAGACGGTTCCTGACGGATGCCTTCTCCAATGCGGCGATGGTCATGAAACCAGGTGCGCCATTCTACATTTGGCACGCCGATAGCGAAGGGTATAACTTCCGTGGGGCGTGCAGAGACGCAATGCTCCGAGTAAGGCAGTGCTTGATTTGGGTAAAAAACAGCATGGTCATGGGGCGGCAGGATTACCAATGGAAGCATGAACCTTGTCTCTATGGCGAGAGCGAGATTGAAGAGAACGAGCACGAGCCGTGCTTGTATGGATGGACGGAAGGCCATAAGCATTACTTCTTCAAAAACCGAAGACAGACCACTGTTCTCAATTTTGATAAGCCGGTGAGATCGGCAGAGCATCCAACCATGAAGCCGATTAAGCTATTCGACTACCAGATGCAGTGTTCCAGCAAGCCGGGAGAGAATGTGCTTGACCTGTTTGCTGGTTCTGGCACAACGATCATGGCGGCGGAGCAGAACGGCAGACATGCTTTCTGCATGGAGTACGATCCGAAGTATGCTGATGTCATTGTTGACCGTTGGGAGAAGTTTACGGGGAAGAAAGCGGTGTTGCTGAATGACGATTGAAGAAGCACGGGCGATTATAGCCAAAACCAGCAGCCCGTTTTTGAAGCGGGACATGGAGAAGTTTATCAAACGCCAGCAGAGAAAGGAGGGCGCGTATGGCAAGGCCAAGAAAGGAAATAGATCAGAAGCAGTTCGAGAACCTCTGCGGCCTGCAATGCACGCTTGAGGAAATCTGCGGCTGGTTTGGTGTGACTGATAAAACACTGGATAGTTGGTGTAAACGCACCTATCATGCCAGTTTTTCCGAGGTATTTAAGCAAAAGCGAGGAGCGGGGAAAATTTCACTGCGCCGGAGCCAGTGGCGGCTTGCGGAAAAGAACGCGAGCATGGCTATTTGGCTCGGGAAACAATATCTTGGCCAGCGTGACGTTGTCGAGCTGGGTTTGCCGACTGATAACGCGCAGGAGGACGCGCTGAGCGTAAGCCTGCGCGAAATGGCGGAAGGGTTGGAGAGCGATGATTAGCTTAAAGCAGCGGAAAATCATTGCTTTCCCATATTCCAAGTATGACGCGCTGATTTGCGACGGCGCTGTGCGTTCCGGCAAGACCTCTATCATGATGTGGTCGTTTGTCCGCTGGGCGATGGAGAATTTCAGCGGTCATCGCTTCGGCGTGTGTGGCCGAACAGTGGATAGCTGCACAAAGAACATTATCGTGCCGTTTACGGCGATGAGCCTTGCGAAGGAGCGATATATCATCCGCTGGCGGCGCGGTGACAAGGTGATGGAAGTGCGGCGCGGAGCCGTGACGAATTACTTTGAAGTGTTCGGCGGTAAGGACGAGGCAAGCTATACACTGATCCAAGGCCGGACGCTGGCTGGTGTGCTGCTGGACGAGGTGGTGCTGATGCCACGATCGTTTGTGGAGCAGGCACTTGCACGTTGCTCTGTGGACGGTGCAAAGCTGTGGTTCTCTTGCAATCCCGGCAATCCCAACCACTGGTTTTACAACGATTGGATTCTGCGTCAAAGCGAAAAAAATGCGCTCTATCTGCATTTCGAAATGCAGGATAATCCGGGCCTGAGCAAAAAAACGCTCGAGCGCTTCGAAAAAATGTATTCTGGCGTTTTTTACGAGCGCTATGTGCGTGGGCGCTGGGTAGTGGCCGAAGGCCTTGTTTATCAAAAATTCGGGGAAGACTGCATCGTGCACGAGATTCCGACGGGCGGCGAATATTATATTTCCGTCGACTATGGCACGCACAATCCATTTTCAGCAGGGCTGTGGCACGTAACAAGCGAGCAGGCCGTGCGGATCGCGGAATATTATTATTGCGGCCGCGACGAAAAAGAGGAAAAATCCCCAGAAGAATATTACACAGAAATCAGGCGCTTGGCGAGCGGGAGAGACATACAATGCGTAGTCGTCGATCCGTCGGCAGACGCTTTTATTGCAACCATCAAGAAACATCACGAATACAAGGTGCGCGGCGCGGTGAACGACGTCATGCCAGGAATCCAGACGACTTCTGAAATGTTGGCCTCCGGGAAGGTTAAGATTTACGAGGGCTGCAAAAACACAATTCGTGAATTTGGCCTGTACCGCTGGGACGAAAAAAGCGAAGTCGACCGCGTTGTAAAGGAAAACGATCACGCGATGGACGAATGCCGGTATATGGTAATGACAATTTTGAGAAAGAAATTCAAAAAGCACGCCTATGTGCCGGAGCTGGCGCGGTGAGGTAAAAGATGAAAACATATCAAGATTTTTTAGAGGTCGCGGAAAAGTCTGACCGGGAACGGATGGAATTTGTTCTGTCCGCGATAAATAATCACAAAGACTCGGATTTGTACAAACAGGCGGTTATTGCGAAGGAATACGACGCGCACAGGAATGTGACGATTGCAAATTTTCAAAAGCTGCTTTATACACTCAACGGGAAAGTCATTCCGGACAACTACAGTCCGAACTATAAGCTTCGGAGCAATTTCTTTGCAAATTTCATCACGCAGGAAACCCAGTATTTGCTTGGGAACGGCGTGACACTGAAAAAAGGGGAAAACAAAGCGAAGTTGGGCGCTGGGTTTGACACACGGCTCCAAGACGCAGCACACGACGCGCTTGTCGGCGGCGTTTCCTATGGTTTCTGGAATCTCGATCACCTTGAAGTGTTTGATGTGACAGAATTTGTTCCGCTTCTGGATGAGGAAAACGGAGCGCTTCGGTCGGGCATTCGTTTCTGGCAAGTATGCACAAGCAAGCCGCTGCGTGCTACGCTCTTCGAACCTGACGGATTTACACAGTACATCCGACGGAGCGGGGAAGAAATGATGATCTTGGAGCCTAAGCGCGGCTATGTGGCTGTGGAAGCGACTTCTGAGATTGACGGGACTGAACTTCTGGCGTATCAGAATTATCCGGGCTTCCCTATTATTCCTATGTACGGGAACCGCGCAAAGCAGTCTGAGCTTGTTGGTCAGCGCGAGGCAATTGACTGCTACGACTTAATAAAATCCGGCTTTGCAAATACGGTTGATGATGCATCCGTTATTTACTGGACGATCTCCAATGCTGGCGGCATGGACGAGATCGATATGGCACGGTTCAAAGAGTCCATGCGGAGAATTGGTGTAGGTCTTGTGGACGATGACGGCGCGAAGGCGGAGGCTCATACGATCACAATCCCGGTTGAAGCTCGGGAAGCGCTTCTTTCCAGAATCAGCGACGATCTGTACCGAGATTTTCAGATGTTGGACGTTACAAAACTGCAAGGCGGCCAGAAAACAGCGACGGAGATCAATGCGGCATATCAGCCGATGGATAACAAGGTCGATCAATTCGAATACTGCGTAATTGATTTCTTACAGGCGCTTTTCAAAATCGTCGGGATTGAGGATGAGCCATCTTTTACTCGCTCTAAGGTAACAAATCAGCTGGAACAAACGCAGATGGTGCTTCTTGCGGCAAACTACCTCGATGATGAGACAATTTTGAACAAGCTCCCTTGGCTGACGCAGGAAGAAGTCGCCGAAATTCTGAAAAGAAAAGCGGCAGAGGATATTGAGCGCAGCTTCGATCCGCCGGGGATGGTGAACGATGAGACCTGATAAGGGATACGACCTCACCGAAAAAGAGTTAAAGGCGCTCGAAAAGCGGATATACGATTCTTACAAAGAAGCGTATGACGGTCTGACGGACATCATCAAGGAGTATTTCGCAAAGTTCGCAGACCGTGACGCTTCCGAAAAGGCACGGCTGGACGCTGGCGATATCACAGAGGAACAATACAAGCAATGGAGGCTTGCGCAGATCGGGCGTGGAAAGCGCTTTGAGGCGCTACGGGATAAGGTCGCAGAGCGCATGACAAATGCAAACGCTGATGCTGTTGCGTATGTCAACGATGCAACGCCGGGCATTTATAGTTTGAATCGGAATTTCGCGGCGTACACCATTGAGCAGGTGACAGGCGATGTCGGATTTGATTTATGGGACGAACAGACCGTAAAGCGCTTGATTGTGGAACAGCCGGAGCTTATGCCGTATTACCCGCCGAAAAGAGCGTTAAAGCGCGGAATTGATCTTGCATGGGGCAAAAAGCAGATCACAGCCAGCGTCACAAGCTCAATTTTGCAGGGCAAGAGCATTAAGCACATGGCAGATGATCTACAATCCAGAATTGTCACCATGAACCGCGATTCCGCTATCCGGACAGCTCGAACGGCGGTCACGGGTGCGCAGAACGCCGGACGGATGGATTCTTACTTTGCAGCTGAAAAGATGGGGATTAAATGCCGCAAAGAGTGGATGGCGACGCTGGACGGAAGGACGCGCCATTCTCACGCGGTGCTCGATGGTGAAGTCGTGGATAACGATAAGAAGTTTTCTAATGGTTGCCGTTTCCCAGGAGACCCGCAAGGAAGACCGGAAGAGATATACAACTGCCGCTGCACGCTGGTATCTGCGATAGAGGGAATTGACACTTCCAATGGGAAACGTCGAGACAGATACGGAATTCTGCCGAATATGACATTTGCACAGTGGGAGAAATCAAAGCGTGGGGAAGGCTATTTACAAAGATGAACGTTGAATTTATCGACAATTCCGAACAAGTGAAGTCCGCTATGCACGACGCGCTGATTCGCGCCCTCGAAAAGATCGGCATGACGGCTGAAAAGTATGCAAAGCGGCTTTGCCCGGTCGATACCGGCAATCTGAGGAACAGCATCACGCACCGTGTGAATGAAGAAGAGCCAGCGGCATACGTCGGAAGTGACACGGAATATGCCGCATACGTCGAACTCGGAACCGGAAAGTATTATCCGGGCGGGAGACCTACGCCGTGGGCGTATCAGGACGCAAAGGGGAATTGGCACTGGACGGCGGGAAATAAAGCGCAGCCATATTTGAAGCCCGCAGCGGCTGACCATGCGTCCGAATACCGGCAGATCGTAGAGGATGAATTGAAAAATGGCTGAAAGTTTGCGTAAGAGAGCCTAAAATATGCGGTATAAATGTGGTAACAGTGAAGAAACGACTGTTGCCACATTTTTTGTTCTGTCGCGGCAAAGAACCGCCGACAAGGGAAAGGGAGATAGAACATGGCATTAACAAGGAAGCTCCTAAAGGGCATGGGGCTGACGGAAGAGCAGATGGACACTATCATTGAGGCGCACACCGATACCGTAGACGGGCTGAAAAGCGATCTCGCGAGGTATAAGGCAGACGCTGAAAAGCTCCCCGGAGTACAGGCGGAGTTGGAAAACCTGAAAGCCAAAGGCGACGATGGCTGGAAGGATAAGCACGACAAGGTCAAAAAGGAATTTGACGACTACAAAAGAGAGCAGATGCAGAGGGAAACCAAGAGCGCGAAGGAATCCGCGTATCGGGAACTTTTGAAGTCTGCGGGTATCAGCGAAAAGCGCATTGATTCGGTTTTGAAGGTCACCGATCTTTCTTCGGTTGAATTGGAAGACGGCAAGATCAAGAACGCAGATGATTTGAAGAAGTCCATCAAGGAAGAGTGGGCAGATTTCGTTGTTACCACGAAACAGAAGGGCGCGGACACCAAAGACCCGCCCGCAAACAACGGCGGCGCTATGAGCCGGGACGACATCTTTAAGATCAAGGATGCTTCTGAACGGCAGGCAGCAATTGCCGCAAATCTCAATTTGTTCGGAAAGGAAGAATAATATGGCAGCAAAAAACAACCTGACCATGACGAGCGACGTTCAGGTAACCGCTCGTGAAATCGATTTTGTAACCCGCTTTGCGCGGAACTGGCAGCACCTGCGCGACATTCTCGGCATTATGCGCCCCATCAAAAAGCAGCCGGGCACCGTCCTGAAATCCAAGACCGCAAGCGTGACGCTCGCGCAGAGCGTCGGCGAGGGCGAAGAGATTCCCTACTCCAAAGCGACGGTCGTTGAGAAGGACTATGCGAACATCAACGTCGAAAAGTACGCGAAGGCGGTCTCCATCGAGGCAATCAAGGAATACGGATATGACGTCGCAGTCGCGCTGACCGACGAAGCTTTCCTGTATGAGCTTCAGACCAACGTCACGAACCGGTTCTACGACTACCTGAATACCGGCCTTCTGAGCGTCAGCGAAACCAACTGGCAGCGTGCGCTTGCGATGGCGAAGGGTGCTGTTATCAACAAGTTCAAGCAGATGCACAGAACCGCGACAAACGTTGTCGGCTTTGTGAACGTCATGGACTTGTATGACTACCTTGGCGGCGCCGATATCACTATCCAGACTGAGTTCGGCTTCCAGTATATCAAGAACTTCATGGGCTACAGCACCGTGTTCCTGCTGTCTGACGAAGAAATCAAGCGCGGTCGTGTCATTGCAACTCCGGTTGAGAACATCGTTCTGTACTACATCGACCCGGCTGACAGCGATTTCGCCCGTGCCGGTCTTGACTACAGAACTGATGGCGAAACGAACCTGGTTGGTTTCCACGTGCAGGGCAACTACTCCACGGCGGTCTCCGAGTCCTTTGCGATCATGGGTATGACCCTGTTCGCGGAGTATCAGGACGGAATTGCTGTTGCTGACATTGACGAGACCCCGTCGCTCGGCACGCTGACCGTTACTTCGGCAGCCGGAACCGCAACCGGCGACACGAAGATCACAGTCAACCCGGTGAAGGAAACGTCTGGGAATGTCTACAAGTACAAGGTAGGCGATTCGGCTGAGACTGTGACCTATGGTCAGAATGTCAGAACGTGGTCGACGTGGGATGGCAAGTCCGATATCACTGCGACGACGGGCAAGAAGATCACAGTCGTTGAGGCTGACGCGACTTACAAGGCGCAGAAGGCCGGTAACGCGACGGTAACGGCGAAGTAATGGAGGTGGCGGTGTGATGCTGACTGAATTATGTGGCGTGCTTCGAAACTGGTTCGAAACTGACAGAATCAGTGGTACGTACACGGTCGAAAACGGCAGCATCACACTGCCGTTTTTGCAAAACGGACAGTTTTTCCGTGTGGTTGGCTCTGTTTTCAACGACGGAGTTCACCAATACCCGGATTACGCGATGGCAGACGAGACATTTGACGGCTCTATCTGGCCGATGTCTGTTCCTCCCGCACTTCTCTGCTTGGGAGAGGAAATCAAGGCGTGGCAGGAAAAGAACGGAGACATCGCCGCAAGCCCGTACACGTCGGAGAGTTTCGGCGGATACAGCTATTCGAAAACGACAAGCGGGTCTACAACCGGCGCTGGAATGGTAACATGGCAGTCTGCCTTTAAGTCACGCCTGAACCAATGGAGGAAGATATGAGCTTACTTGACGATTTTGCAAGACCGTGTGTCCTCTTGGACAAAAGCCGCGTGCCGGATGGAGCGGGCGGTTTCGAAACGACTTGGGTCGAGGGCGTTGAGTTTTCCAACTATCAGGCGCTTGATACGTCGATGGAGGCAAGAAGAGCCGAAAAAGAAGGCGTTACAAGCGTTTACTCGGTTCTGGTTCAGCAAAGCGTTCCTATCGAGTATAACGACTTCTTCCGGGATAAAACGACCGGCGAGACGTACCGTGTAACATCGGAGCCGGTGGCAAAGAAAACCCCACGCTCGGCCAGCTTCGATCTCAAGTATTTCACGGCAGAAAAGAAGGCGTTACCGGCATGACAAAAGATAAGGCGCTGCATGCGTGGTTTTCACAGTTCCTGACGGCGTATCCGGCTTCGAGCGTGCCGGATGATGCAATTTTTCCGTGGCTCACGTATGAGCTTATTACAGGCGCGTGGGACAGCGGAGAAATCGGGCTTACGGTGAATCTGTGGTACTACACGGAAAAGGAAGCAGAACCGAATGCCAAAGCGCAGGAAATTTCGGACGCGATCGGTTTTGGCGGCGTGTTCGTTCCGTGCGACGGCGGTGCAATTTGGATTAAGCGCGGAACGCCTTGGTGCCAGAACATCGCGGATGATTCCGACAAATACATTAAGCGGCGGTATTTGAACGTAACGGTCGAATACATTACCGCGAACTGAAAGGACTGATTTCATGGCGAAATTTACAAAAATTCCGGCGGATACGTTTAAGCAGCTGCAAATCAACGCTGGCGTTGTTTTGAGCGAATTTACGCCTGCAACCGGAACGTTTGAACCGGAGAGCCAGATCGGCGCAACTACCGGCGGCGTTACATTTTCCGCGACACCGACGTATTCTGACTACGGCTCGGATGTGGACAATTGCCCCAAGAACACAATGGAAATGAAGCGGATGGACGATGTCGAAGTGAAGCTTGCTGGTACATACGTAACGGCTACGACCGCTTCTGCGAAATCTCTTATGGCGGCGGCTGACATCGACGGCACAGATACGACGAAGGTTGTTCCTCGGCGCGATCTTTCGGCGGCTGACTTTGCGGACATCTGGCTTGTGGGAGATTATTCTGACAAGAATGGTGCAACGAATGGCGGTTTCATTGCTATTCGGCTTATGAACGCGCTGTCGACCGGCGGATTCCAGCTGAAAACAGCGGACAAAAACAAGGGGCAGATGGCGTTTGAGTACACGGCGCACTATTCGATGTCGAAGCAGGACGTTGTGCCGTATGAGGTTTATATCAAAGCAGGTACGGCTGAAACGTAAGGAGAAGAAAGTATGAAATTTTCGGAACTTAACACGGATAGGGCAGCTGATGTTCTTTGCGAGGTCAGCGTGTACGCGCTCAACATCCTGACGGACGATGAGCTGCGGGAGAGTCTGAAAGCACAGATTGACGCAGAGAAGCCTCAGACAGCAGGTGAAAAATACGCGATCGGTGCGCAGAAGATCGGGCAGTGGATTCCTCTGATTCTGAAAAAGCACCGTGAAGATACGCTTGGTATTCTGGCTGCGGTCAACGAAACGACCGTCGAAGCGATCAAAAAGCAGAGTCTTATCAAGACCATGCGGCAGATTCAGGAGATCGTCAGGGACAAAGATATGCTGGATTTTTTCAAATCGTGCGCGTCGGAGGCGAAAGCGTAACGCTTGCGCTTCTGGCGGCTCCAAAGATAAGCGCGGGAGGGCTGATTCGCCTTTTGCCGATTTTGGTAAAGCGGCAGCAGGAAGAATCAGCCTTCCGTATTTATACGGCGGAGTGTTTGCGCACAATGACGGAAAACACAGCGAAATTTGCGGGCGGCAGCTTTGTACAGGCAAAATATTCCGATCTGATAGACCCGAAGCCGCAGGACAACCGAACCTGCGAAGAGATCACCGCCGAGGTTGTTAAGCGGTGCGGATTGGTGGTGAAGCATGAATCTATTTGAACTTTTTGTAAAAATCGGTGCGGATACGACCGAAGCGAATAAAGGCATTGATGAAGTCGGGCAGAAAACATCCGGGCTCGGCGAAAAGCTAAAATCAGGGCTTGCTACGGCTGGTAAAGTGGCTGTTGCAGGTGTTGCGGCTGGCGCTACTGCGATCGGAGCGCTCGGGACGAAAGCGGTTACCGCTTACGCTGACTATGAACAGCTTGTGGGTGGTGTGGAAACACTTTTTGGAAATGCGAACGTGGACGCGCAGCATTTTGTAGACATGTTCGGATACAGCATGGAACAAGCTGAAGAAGCCGTAGCGCACTACGGAGATCAGTCTGAAAAACTCATGGAGTACGCCAACAATGCATATAAAACGGCGGGATTGAGCGTCAATGAGTACATGGAGACCACGACAAGCTTTGCGGCAAGCTTGATTTCCAGCTTGGGCGATTATTCCTATCAGGCTGCGGCGTTTGCCAACACGGCTGTTACAGATATGGCAGATAACGCAAACAAGATGGGTACGGATATGACAGCCATCCAGAACGCGTATCAGGGTTTTGCAAAACAGAACTATACCATGCTGGACAACCTGAAACTTGGATACGGCGGCACGAAAGAAGAAATGCAGCGCCTGCTTGCGGACGCTGAACAATTAGAAGGGCTGAAAGTCGGCTCCTTGAGCATCAACAGCTTTGCAGATATTGTCACCGCAATCCATGCCGTGCAAGAGAACTTAGGAATTACAGGGACAACCGCAAAAGAAGCAGGCGAAACGATTCAAGGCTCTTTTGGGCAAATGAAAGCCTCTTGGCAGAACCTTGTGACAGGCATGGCAGACCCTGACCAAGATTTAGGCGCTTTGGTCGGGAACTTTACGGATTCTGTGGTCATTGCGGGGAACAATCTGATTCCTCGGATTCAGGAGCTTTTGCCGCGTATCGTCGAAGCGACAACGTCCCTTATCGGAACGGTAAGCGAACAGTTACCGGCGATTCTGGGCACGGTATTGCCGTCTCTTGTAGAGGGCGCTACAAACCTTGTAACCGGTCTTATGGCGGCTTTGCCGTCTGTGCTGTCGGTTTTGGCGGATGTTGCGCCGACGGTCATCAACACGCTCGTTCCGGCTCTTATTGAGCTTTTGCCGCAGATCACACAGACGGGTATTGATGTAATCGTATCGCTTGCACAGGGTATTGCAGACGCGCTCCCGCAGCTGATTCCCGCCGCAACGGATGCAATTATTGAAATCGTAGAGGTTTTGACTAGCCCGGAAAACCTCGGGAACCTGATTGACGCAGCGCTTGCTATCATTCTGGCTCTCGTTGATGGGCTTGTAGATGCGACTCCAAAACTGATTGCAGCAGTTCCGAATGTTATCTCGAACCTTGTCACGGCGATCATTGCAAATATGCCGAAAATTCTCGAAGCAGGCGTGGAAATCACAATGGCGCTTGCGGATGGGCTTATCAAGGCTCTGCCGGAGCTGATCGAGGCGATTCCGAACCTGATTCTCGGTATCGTGCAGGGCATTATCGACAATCTGCCGGAGATCATCATGGCAGGCCCCAAAATCATTGCAGCCCTGGCCACCGGACTTATTGAAGCGATTCCGGATATCGTCATGGTCATTCCACAGCTGATTCGGTCTATCGTGGACACATTCCTTTCGTTTGACTGGGGAAGCATCGGCAAGAACATTGTCGAGGGAATTAAAAACGGTTTCGTGAATATGTGGAACAGTTTCAAGCAGACGGTTGAAAACGTCTTCACGGGGCTTGTGGACGGTGTGAAAAGCTTCCTCGGCATCGCGTCCCCGTCTAAGGTCTTTGCCGGTATCGGCGGATATATGGCGGAAGGACTCGGACAGGGCTTTGATAAAGAATTCTCAAATGTCAAGCGTGGAATTCAAAGCCAACTCGATTTCGGCACGATGACCTTTGGAATGTCTTCCTTCGGTCATCTTCCGGCACTCGCCGGAGCAGGCACGACGAACAACTACTACAACATCAATGCAGACCGGGTAAAGCAGTTTAACGACATCATCCGGATTACAGAAAATGAGCGTTTGACTTCGCGGATGGGGGTATCTGCATGAGAAGCGAAAACTTCATCGGCGCCAATCAGGAAGGGCGCAGCCTCTCCGGCGGCGATACCTACAACACCACCGTCTACGTCGACCACGTCGAAGACCTCGACACCATCCTCCGCATCGCCAAAAACGCACGCATCACAACCAGAATGGGGGCGAAGTAAATGCCGACGTTTACAGTGCAGGCAAGCGGCTCGACAGCAGTCGCGAAGAACCACCCGAACACAAACTATTCGGATCTTACACAGTACAAATTCTTCGTAGAGCCGTTTACAGGAGACGCGGGAAACATTAAGCGAGGGGATAACGTATATATCAACTTCCCTGTGCCGGGCGACACATACAAGTTCAAACGGGTAACAAAAGTAACGCTTGCATTTTATGCACAGCCAACAGCAGAAAGCGACGCTACATACAAGGGGATTTGGACATATGTAAATGCGTTGGCGAGTCAATTTGATGCAGATGCAATGACATATGCGACAAGGCCTGAGATATACCAGACCTTCACAGGGGTCTCGGAGCAAGCAAACGGAAACTGGACGGCTCTGAATGAAATCATACAGCTAAATGCAGTTTTTGACCTGAAAAATTACAAATCAAAAAAAGAAGAACTGCAGCAAGGAATAAGAAATGGCTTTGTGGTCGCGCTTCGAGGAGGAGAATCAGGGACAAGCGAGGCGATTATATTCGGCGCAAAGTCAACACGGAAGCCATCGTTGGTGTGCGAGTATTCGGACGACACTGTAGGGATAACAGCGGATGGGTTTGCTCCGACAGCCGGCGCTTTTGTGAACAGATTTGAAAAAAATATGTTTACATGGCGCTGTGACGATGACACAGCCGACTCACAGGTCTGCTTCGAAGAGATAAAGCAAACCTCCGCAGTCTTCGAATGGCGCGTAAAAAATGCGAGCACCTCAAATACGATCAGCGTCTCCGGCGCGACGACCTCTTGCACAGTCCCGGCAAACACATTCCCGTCCGGGACGATCGAGTGGCGCGTAAAGGTGACGGCGAACAGCGGAACGACAACAACGTCTGCATGGCAGGAGATCACGACCACGGACGTCGCCCCGACGGCCAAGCCCGTCTCCCCTTCCGGCATCGTCATCGACGCGACCATCGCCAACCGCTTCTCGTGGCAGCACATCATTTCCACAGGCACGCCACAGAGCAAGGCCGACCTGCAGTGGTCCGCAGACGGCACGACGTGGAACACCCTCGCGACCGTCACGGGAGAAAACCAGTATTACGACGTCCCGGCGAACAAATTCACAAGCGGAACAAAATACTGGCGCGTGCGCACCTACAACGCCGACGGCATTGCAGGCGAATGGAGCGATGCGGCACAGATCGTTGTGATTGCCGCGCCGACGGCTCCGAGTATCCAGATCAAGAGCACGGGTCCGCGCCCATCCATCAGCTGGCAGACCTCCGAGCAGGAGGCGTACCAGGTGGAGCTGGACGGAAAGCTTTCCGGCGGCACGCACTACGGCACGGACAAAACGTGGACAAGCCCGGCATATCTCGCGGACGGCAGTCACACGGTGCGCGTGCGCGTGCAGAATCAGTACGGCATGTGGTCCGACTGGGGCGCGGCGGCGCTTCCCGTGACCAACACGCCGGGCGCGAGTATCACGCTGAGCGTGCAGGCGTCGAGCGTAGCGGACTTAAACTGGCAGACATCCGGGAGCTATGACTTTTATCTTGTATACCGAAACGACAAGCCGATTGCAAAGCTCACCCAGACGCAGTACACCGACGAGCTGTCTTCCGGGAACGTCATATATCAGGTGCGCGGCTGCTACGCAGATTCGAGCAACTACGGCTTATCCAGCGCAGTAACGGTAACGATCACGACCGGACAGTATGTGACGCTCTACGGCATCGCGTCCGGGAAGAAAGTGACGCTCAAGCACTGCGGGCTCAAGAATCAGCCGGTGCAGAACGCGATCAACCGCGATATTCAGTACATTTTCATGTATGGCAGCACGTACCCGCACGCGGAAAGAAGCGAGTTTGTGACAAAGAAGGTTGGAGGAACGGCGGTTTTCCTTCCGGGTGAAGACAAAGCGGGCTTTGACGCGCTGATTGGCGAATTGGTGTGCCTGAAAACGCAGTCCGGCGAGATGGTCATCGGCTATCTGAACGAGACAAGCGATACGTCGAGAGTGAACCCGGATAAATCCGTCGTCAACTTCTCGATTCAGCAGATCGACTACGCGGAGGTGATCGACATTGATTCGTGACGTATCCTACCGCGTGGCGGTTTTACGAAATGGCGGAGAGGTATCGGCGCTTTCGTGGGCGGCGGGAAATGACCCAACGGTTTATTTCGATGCGTCCGGCGAGATCAAGTCGAGCTTTTCCGGCGAGTTCTATGTGAATCCCATTGTAGACCTGCTGTCAGACGAAATTCAGCCGATTTTGACCGTGGACGGCACGGAATATCCCCTCGGGGTGTTCCGCGCCGCGACGGTGACCACAACGGTCACAAAATACGGAAAGACGGTCAAGGTAGAGGCGTATGACCGATGCTGGCTGCTCAAAAGCAACAAAACGCAGACGAGGGTGCATTATGCAAAGGGCACGTCTTACTTGACGGTTGTTCAGCAGATTTTGACAACGTGCGGTGTGGCACTGGCTATCACGACAGCTTCTGCGGCAATGCTTGCCACAGACCGCGAGGACTGGGAGATTGGAACAGATTATCTGACGATCTGCAATGACCTTCTGGCGGAGATCAACTACAAGCCTGTGTGGTTCGACGTGCATGGTATCGCCCATATCGAGCCGTATACACAGGCGCTTGCGGCAAACATCAAGCATCGATACGGCGGGACGGAGATTTTGAGACCGATCTCTGCAGATGCTTCGGAGGAAACGGACATCTTTTCCACTCCGAATGTTTTTGTGTGCGTCTGCTCGAATCCGGACTTGGACGATGCGCTTGTGGCGACGGCAGTAAACGAATCGCCGTCGTCTGCGACCTCAACATTCAAACGGAATATGCGAATCGTTCAGGTGACGAAGGTCGACAATGTTGCATCTCAGGAAGAATTGCAAACCATCGCGAACCGGCTGATGAGCGAGTCGCAGCAGACGGTAAAAACAATCAGTTTCGAGACATTTTCTGAGGGAAATCACGGCATCGGGGACGCGGTCTCCATTGACCATCCGGATATCGGCGGAATCTATGAGGAAACCGCTTGGAGCATCACGCTTGGAGCTGGAGAGTTGATGAAACACACAGCGAAAAGGACGGTGATTGCATGATTCCGGGCTTATCGACGCGGAAAGAAAAGAAAGTAACAGCGCCGACATTTGACCTTGCGACGGTCGGCGCGGTGTATTCCGACGGTTTGAGCCTGATTTTTGACGGCAGCACGACGGCAAGCGAAAAGCATTACAAATGCAACACATCGATTTCGTTCAAGGCGGGCGACCGCGTGAAGATTTCGAAGATTTCCGGCTCTTACGTGGTGGATTACGTCGTCGGAATCCCAAAAACATAGGGGGTGATTAAGTGTTTCAGAAAATTGCAAACGCTTTATCGGTGGAAGTAGAGGGAACTGACCTGACGAAAGCGACGAAGCTTGAGTTTTACGTAAGGCAGGGATGTTCCTTCTTCCAGTACGAACCTACAGTAGTAGACGAAACGCACCTGCTTGTAAAAATCCCGTATGCAGACGCGATGCGGCTGCAAGCAAGCACCGTAAGGCTGCAGCTTGCATTAACGGATGGCGACGGAAACCCGATGGCGGCTGAAATCGTGCAGACGGACGCAAAGCGGTTTTTGAAGGAGGCGGGATATGATTAAAATGACGCTTTCCCAGCCGGAGATCAAGATGAAGATTGCCCCGGCGAAGGTGGTTTATCAGGGTGGCGGGGGCATCCAGTCGGCACAGATCGACGCGATCCTCGTGATGACAAAATCCGAATATGACGCGCTGGACAAAAAGGACGCGCGGACACTGTATCTGTTGGAGGGATAACATGCTGGCAGTTGGACTCAAACGCATTCTGGAGCTGTTCATCGGCTCCATGGGCATCAAATCCGTCCACCTGGGCACGAAAACCATCTACGAAAGACCGGGCGGATTTTTGTACATTGAACTCACAAGCGAAGAAAGGGGATAAATCCAGATGGCAAGTTTTTTCAATCTGACACTTGATACGCTGGCACCTGCCGGCCTATCGCTGATCCTGAACGACGGTGCACAGTACGCGACCAGCGCGACCGTCACGGCGAAGATCTCTGTCTCCGACGAGACAACGACGGGATACCAGATGAAGATCTGGGGCACGAAGACGGCGGAGACCGAGGCGGAAGCGTCGTGGGAGACATTCGCCAAGACAAAATCCATCACGCTGCCCGACGGAGACGGCCTCAAGACGATCTATGTCAAGATGCGCGACGACGTCGGCAACGAAACGGCCGCAGTCAGCGACACGATCACGCTCAACACGTCGATTCCTGCCGTGACCATCACCGGCCCCGACAAGAGCAGGATCTCGAAGGTCACGGGCTACGATGCAGCGGCGTTCTCCTTCGTCTGCGACGTGGACTTTGAGGAATACACCATTCGCGTCGTTCCGGCGACGAGCAGCCTGCACACGGCGGGCACGCAGATCCCGACGACGGGCGGCTCCACCAACGTCAGCGGCACGGAGGGAGGCTACAAGAAGAACACCGCCATCAACGTCACTGTCAAGGGCGCGGACCTCGAGGCAGCGTCTTCCGGCGACGGCACGAAGATCGTCAAGGTTTTCGTCAAGAACGCCGCCGGGACCTGGAGTGCCGCCTGATGGCCGCGCCGCAGCTGACATTCTCCATCACGGGCAACAAGATCTCGGCGGTCTCGGGGTTCGACTCGATCACCGTTTCCTTCTCGTCGGACATCGCCTACACGGCCTTCGAGTGCCGCGCGACGAAGTCCGGCGAGGATTGGGGCCGCGGGAAGGGCGCTTTGATCGCGTCCTTCTCCCAGACCCCGGCGGGCACGCAGCGAACCTTTGAGGTTTACGACGATTTTCTGCTTTCCGGTGATGGGGAATACCGCATTTCGTTGTTCGCGCAGGGCGCGGACGGCAGCTGGAACGACAACTACGGCTTTATCCCGCTGGGAGAGTCGCAGGCGCTGAAGACCGCGGACGGCGAGGATTTTCTGTGTATGAAGGAGTGATCGTATGGCTTACAACAGCCAGTTTACCGGCGCGCAGATCGACGAGGCTATCGCCGACGTGCGCAGCAACAAAGACGAGTGGAACGGAAAGCAAGATGTGATCCTCGCCTCCGGCGCGGCCGTCGGGGACCTGATCAAGGTCAAGGCGGTGGACGCCAGAGGGAAGCCGACGGCCTGGGCGGTGGCCGAGGCGGGCACGGACTATATGAAGACCGGCAACATCACCAAACAGACGCTGGTCTCCGCGGAAACCACGCCGACCGAGAATTACGCCATCAACTGGCAATATGAGTGAGGAGGCCCAATGGCACACAAGACATTGATCTCCGGCACAGCATATTCCGTGACGGGTGGGCGGGATCTGATCGGCGGCACAGGCTACGACTGCAAAGCCGGAAAGACCCTCATCGGCGGAACGGCGTTCACCGTACCGTTTTCGAAAGGCATTCCCCTGAGCACCATCACCCCCGGCGCGATCCTGTACCTGAACGAATCCGGCAGCCCCGTGCCGTTTTATATCGCCAAGCACGACTACGAAAGCGGGCTGAACGGCGCAGGACGGACACTGCTGGTGAGGAAGGACTGCTACGAACGAATTGCGTTCTCCCAGTGGAGCACCTCCAACCTATTCCCAACATCCACTGTATCCAATTTCCTCGCGGATACATGGTTCGGGCTGTTGGACTCTGCCATTCAAGGCGCGGCAGAGCAAACAAAAATTTACTGCTACATCGATGAGTATCAAACGAGGAGAGAATTAACGAAAAATGCGTTTATACTGTCCATAGGTGAGCTGAAGAGCGGCGGCGGAGATGGGACTCCATTGGACCAGGCGGTGCGTAGCCTGCTTGCTGTCGCAAAACTAAATGGATCTAATATTCATCAATGGACCAGAACCCCAAAAGAATATTCAAGTACAGACGTGTACGTGTTGGATACCGACGGGAATGTCACCGAACAGTACTGTGGAAACGGGAACGGTGTCCGCCCCGCTTTCACCCTCCCCGGCACCTTCCTCGTTATTCAAAACCCCGACGGCACCTACACCCTTGCAGCATAAAGGAGGACCCACATGGGCACACACCACATTTTGAAAGACGGCACATCCTACGCCATCAAACACTTACAACAGCAAAACGGAAGGAACGTGGTATGCGTGTTTCAACGGAAACTGGACGCAAGAAGCGTTCCGGACAGTGACCTTTGACGAGCCACCAACAGGAGCACTATTAGCATGGCTGCAGGCCAATGCCGTGCAGCAATAGACAGGAGGAACTTATGGACACCTGGTACATCACAATCGGAGGGCAGGAGATCGAGACGCGGCCGGCCGCCGGCCGCATGCGCGACGCCGACTGGGGCGGGCGCGAGAGCCGCGCCGTCACCATCGACAAGAGCGCGGTTGCAGACCCGCTGGCGCTGTTCTGCGACGGCGCCGTCTGGGGCATGATCCACCGCTACACCACGGCCGTCCCTGTGCTGGACGCAGAGGGCAACGTCCAGATGAACGAGGACGGAACCGTCAAGTCGACGACCGAGACCGCCGAGGACCGCTACATGGACGACTACGCGGACTTCACCCTCGCCGGTCCCATCACCGACAACCGCGACGGCACCATCACCGTCAAAATGGGCAAGCCCCTGCCCCTCGAGCGGGCAGAGGCAGAAAAAGCCGCCGCCCAGCACACCGCCGCGACCCTCATGGGCATGCCCGTCTATACCGCCATCGGCGAGAGCAGAGCGCAGACCCTGCGCGCCGCCATCGTGACGGCCGCGGCCAGCCTGCCCGACAAGGACGCGTCCGAGGCCCCGGAGCTGTTCCCGCAGCTGACGGGCGACGGCAGTCTCGTCAAGTCCGGCACGCGCATCTGCTGGCAGGGCGGCATCAAGCGCGCAGCCGTCGACATCTGGGACACGGCCGAAAATACCCCGGACGCAGCCCCGAACCTTTGGGAGGATATCCAGTACAAGCAGGGCTACCGCCTCATCCCCGAGACCATCACCGCGACCCTTGCCTTCGCCAAGGGAGAGCGCGGCTGGTGGCAGGACGAGCTCTACGAGTCCCTGCTCGCCGCCAACGTCTACACCCCGTCCGTCAACCCGGACGGGTGGAAGAAGATCACGGAAGAAGGTACATAGCCATGGACACCAAGACCATCATCGTTACGCTCGTCTGCGCCGTGCTCGGCTCGTCCGCGCTGACGGCGGTCGTCAACGCCGTCGTCGGCGCAGCGCAGAAGAAGAAAACACAGGCAGACTCCCAGGGCGACCATCTGGCCGAGATCGACAAAAAGCTCGACAAGATGCAGAAGCACCAGGATGAGCAATACCTGTCTATCCTGCGCCTGACGATCATGTCAGAGGAAATGCCAATGTCGGAGCGATTGATCGCGGGCAAAAAATACGTAGATCTGGGAGGAAACGGGGACGTCAAGCAATTCCTGCATCAGCTGGAAGCGCAGTGCGAAAGGAAGTGAAGCTGTGAAATTCAAACTCCGCTGGACAAAAGGCGAAATGTCCAGGACCATCGTGTTCTACTGCATCCGCGTGCTGACCCTCACGCTCGTGTGGGCGGTGCTGCTCGAGACAATCGCGGTCCTGTTTCAACTGGATATCGATCTTTCCGCCGTGCTGACGTTCACCGCCGCGGCGTTCGGCGGTGAGCTGCTTCTGCTCGCGTTCAAGCGGGTCTTCGCAAAAAAGGACAAAGACGAATAACCGGAACCACGAAAGGGGTACATATGGAAAACATCATCAAGCGGCTCGGGAATCTCCTGAGCGTCAAATCCATCGTTACACTTGGCCTGACCATCATCTTCGCCGTCCTCGCCCTGCGCGGAGATATCTCCGGCAAGGACTTCCTGACCATCTTCCTGACGGTCATCACCTTCTACTTCGGCACGCAGAGCCAGAAGGTGCAGGACGCTATCGAGGGCGGAAGCACGAAGGAGGATGCGCAGAAATGAGTGTCATGAAAGCGTCTGAACTCGTCAAAAAGCATATCGACGTCGCGAAAAACTACAAGACCGTCTACATGTGGGGCTGCTTCGGCTCTCCGGTGAGTGGGGGCATCATCGCCGAGAAAGCAAAACAGTATCCGGACTGGTACACTGCAGCGAAGCAGGCCAGATACCGCGGCCTCATCGGCAAGGGATACTTTGGCTTTGACTGTGTGAACCTGACAAAGGGCATCCTATGGGGCTGGAAGGGCGACAAGAGCGCCTACCACGGCGGCGCGCGCTATGCTGGAAACGCCGTCCCGGACGTCTCTGCCGACGGCATGATCGCCAAGTGCAAGGACGTATCGTCCACCGGCTGGGATAAGCTCGGGCCGGGCGAAGGTCTGTGGATGCCCGGGCATTGGGGCCTGTACATCGGCGACGGTCTGGCCGTTGAGTGCACGCCCATCTGGGAAGACGGCGTGCAGATCACGTGTGTTGGCAACATCGGCCTCAAAGGCGGCTACAACAGCCGCAAGTGGCAGAAGCACGGCAAGCTGCCGTGGGTCGACTACGACACTGAAACGGTTGACAAGACCGTCGAGGACGCCAAGAAGACCATCAAGGCAAAGGCCGGACTTGCGGACAACACGATCAAATATCTCGCCGACTACAAGTACGGCGATGACCTGTTGAAAAAACTGGCTGCAGCCATGAAGTAAGGGGGGGCGGGCCTATGTCACCGCAGGCGCGCGCCAAGCTGCCGCCGGAGCTGGGCGGCCTGACGCGGAAGGACATGGAAGCCGTGATCTATCAGGCCAATCTCGGCCGCGAGAACGCGCAGATCGCGCAGCTCTATTTCGTGGATAAGCTCCCGCAGGTTGATGTTGCGACAGAACTGTATCTCGGCCGCGCCACCGTGCAGCGGCGCTTGCCGGAGATCATGGCGAGGATGAAAGCCGCGTCCGGGAATCTCCCGAGCTGAACAAAAGTGATGCCGGTCTGATGCACAACTGAGGCACAAGGAATCGAAAAAAAGCCCATACTGGACACATCAAAGGAGTGTTCGGTATGGGCTTTTCTTATTTCAATCCAAATCCCACCGGGCGGCAGGTCGGTGACTGCACCGTTCGAGCAATCGCAAAGGCGACGGGAAATAGCTGGGATGAAACATATATCGGGCTGTGCTTGCAAGGCCTAATCTTAAGCGATCTTCCGAGTGCGAACAGTGTCTGGGGTGCGTACCTCCGGCAGCAGGGATTTACCCGGAACGTTGTGCCGAACACATGCCCGGACTGCTATACGGTCGGCAGGTTTGCCGATGAGCACCCGCGCGGGACGTATATTCTCGCCCTCTCTGGGCATGTAGTGTGCGTGCAGGATGGGACGATCTATGACAGCTGGAATAGCGAGAGCGAAATCCCGCTTTATTACTGGGTAAAAGAAACGGAGGAATGAACATGGCATATCCCTATTTCAATCCCTATTATCCGCAGCCGATGCCGGATAACCTCATGCAGATGCGGCAGATGCAGCAGCCACAGATGCAGCCCATGCAGCAGCCTATGTCGCAGCAAGTGCAACAGAACCCCATCGCGCAGAGCGGCGTGCAGTGGGTAAGCGGCGAGCAGGAGGCAAGGGGTTATCTCATCGCGCCCAACTCCGCTGTGGCGCTGTGGGATTCTACCGCGCCGACTGTGTATCTCAAGCAGGCGGATGCAAGTGGGAAGCCGACGCTCAAGATTTACGACCTTGTAGAGCGCGCAGAAACGCCCCGTACAGCTCCGCAGGGAAAGAGCGTGGAATTTGTCACCCGCAAAGAGTTTGACGCGCTGGCAGCGCTTGTGGGCGAAATAAAGGGTAAAAAGAAACGCAAGGCCGAGGAGGACGAAGACGATGAGTAATCCGTTTATGGCCGCGCTGGGCGGCGGGCAGGGCCCTATGGGAAACTTTGCCCAGATGGTGCAGCAGTTTAACCAGTTCAAATCGAATTTCAAGGGAGACCCCAAAGCCGAGGTCGAAAAGCTCTTGCAGAGTGGTAGGCTAAACCAGCAGCAGCTCAATCAGCTACAGCAGATGGCGAAGCAGTTTCAAAGCCTGATGCAGTAATCATCAACATAAATCAACATCGTGGCCACGATTTGATGAATAAAAATTTTTCAAAGGAGTGATACTATGTCTCTTTCTGACGGCGGCGTTCAGGCCACTATGCCTGTTGCGCCAACCGGCATGATGAACAGCGGCTTTGGCGGCTTCGGTGGCGATGGCGCGTGGTGGATCATCATTCTTTTCCTGTTTGTTTTCTGCGGCTGGGGAAACAACGGCTGGGGAAACAACGGCAACAGCGGTGCTGCTGACAATTACGTCCTTGCAAGCGATTTTGCCACTCTTCAGCGCCAGATCGACAGCGCAGCATCGACGATCGAACGTAAAAGCGACATTACGCAGCAGGGCATCTGCGATGGCTTCTACTCCATGAACACTACGCTGCTGAACGGCTTTGCGGGCGTCAATCAGAACATGAACAGCGGTTTCCAGAATGCCGAGCTTTCCCGCTGCAACCAGCAGGCAGCTCTCATGCAGCAGCTCAACGCCATGCAGATGCAGGCCGCAGATTGCTGCTGCGAAAACCGTGCAGCTATCGCCCAGGTGCGCTACGACATGGCGACGCAGGCGTGCGACACGCGCAACACCGTGCAGAACGCCACGCGCGACATCATTGACGCGAACAACCAGAACAGCCGCGCCATCCTCGACTTCCTGACGCAAAGCAAGCTGTCCGACCTCCAGACCGAGAATCAGAATCTGAAGCTGGCGGCATCTCAGGCCGCGCAGAACAACTATCTGATCTCGCAGCTGCGTCCGTGCCCTTCGCCTGCCTACATTACTTGTAACCCGTGGGCAGGCAGCGGTTACGGCGGCTGTGGCTGCAATCAGGGTTGTGGCTGCTGACAACTGCATAGCATAGCTTTTTCGTGACCTCACGAAAATGGTCGGCCCCGTGCCGATACTAACAACAACGCGGCGGGGCAATAGCCCTGCCGCTGTATTTTTATGAAAGGAATGATTTTATGGCTGAATTTACATCATCCGGGATTCAAACTGTCACCGCTGGGCAGAACGTCCCTCTGATCTCCACGGCGGCTTGTGGAAAGCCGTGCATCGTACATCGCGAAGGCAGCGGGCTCGTTACGCTGCGCGGGCTTACGCAGCAATGCAAGGCGAAGTTCCGCGTATCATTTGGCGCGAATATCGCCGTCCCTACAGGCGGAACAGTAGGTGCCATTACCGCTGCGCTCGCAATCAACGGCGAACCTCTGAGCAGCGCCACAGCGACCGTAACCCCTGCGGCTGTTGAGAACTATTTCAACATCTTCGTTTCCACATTCGTGGAAGTCCCGCGCGGCTGCTGCCTGACTGTAGCGGCGAAGAACACCAGCGCGCAGGCGGTCAGTTTCGCAAATAGCAATATGATCGTCGAGCGCGTATCGTGAAGGGAGGATGCAATATGTACGATTTGAGAAACCTGCGTGAAATGCTCTGCAAGGAGCTTGACGAAATCGCCGCCAAGCGCGAAATGTCTGCGGGCGATCTGGACGCGATCCAGAAGCTGACGAGCTCCATCAAAAACACCTATAAGATTGAAATGCTCGAGGACGGCGGATATTCCCGCGACGGCGAATGGGAAGCGGATATGCGCGGCACATATGGACGCGGAAGTTCATACCGTGGGCGCCGCCGCGACGCAATGGGCCGCTACAGCCGCACCGACGCCCGCGAGCACATGCATGCGCAGTTGGAGGATATGATGCGCGACGCTGACGACGATAAGGCCCGCGACGCAATCCGCCGCTGCATGGAGCAGATCGACCGGGCATAAGGAGGGACAGACATGCTGGATGAGGCCGAAATCCGAAAGGAAATAGCACGGCTGGAATATGAAGAATCCAGCTATCCCAACTATGCCAAGCTGGCAGACCTTTATGTGATACGCGACAGGATGCGGGAGAACGAACAGGGAAGCCGGAGTTCGCGCGTGCACGCTTATTCCGGAGCCAATGCACCTGCAGTGCAGGCGGCAGTTCCGCAGGCAGCGGCCACGCATATGGTAGGCAGCTACGGAGACAGTGACTTCCTGCGCGCCATCGCAGAAAAAGACCCGTCCAAAGTCTGGCCGATTGTGGACGAGCTGATGGATACGATATCACTTGTCAAGCGAAGCGTGTATGATTCCGTTATGCGAAAGATATCCGATGCAAGATAAAACAGGTTACACTCTTATTACACTCAATAGCAAGAAAAACTGTTGAAATTACTGCATTTTTTATTGAATGGGGTTCAAGAGGCCGCTGGTTCGAATCCAGTCACTCGGACCAATGTAAAACGGGAAAAGCTCTGAAACTGCAAAGGTTTCAGGGCTTTTTCTTTTCTTCTCCGTAAAGGAAAAATCACGCCAGATTTCGAGAAATCACGTTGGGTTACACTCCCGGTTACACTCCACTTTTTATCCTAGATCGCGTTTATGATTTTCTTCAAGTCTTCCAGATTCACGTCTTGGTAGTACCGGAGCATCTCAGGGCTTGCGTGGCCGATCAATTTCATTTTATCCTTGTCAGGCGCAACAACTTTTTTCATCAATGTCGCGAATGTGTGCCTGCATGTATGCGGCGAATATTTGTGGATTCCGTTTACCATTGGGTTTTCAATGCCGACGGCTTCTAGTGTGGGGTAAAAAACAGCGTCCCGGAATCTATCATAGGAAAATTGGTTACCTTTTTCATCGCAGAACAACGCGCCGGACGCTTTTCCTGCGTAAAGACGATCAATAATGGGCTGGATCTTCGGGCTGATGGGAACGACACGATTTTTTCCAGCCTCCGTTTTCGCACCACCGGTCAGCGTTTTTTTATTCGCATCGTAGTTGTCAACGCTCAGGGCCAGCAGTTCTGACGGTCTGAAGCCGAGATAGCACATTGCATAAATATAATCCGCGAACGGAATTACGCCGACAGCGTCTCGTATTCTTTCAATCTGTTCTTGCGTAAAGCTTTCCCTCGCCGCTCCGAACTCTCCGCTGACAATCAGATATTGCCCTAAATTCAGTTCTGCGTAGCCGCGCGGAACTGCGTACTTGTACATAAGCCCTGCTAACGCTTTCATGTTTTCTTTTGTTCTTCTTCCTCTCGGGCATTCGTCCATGCATTCCTGCAAATCATCTATTTCTATATCTTCCAGTTTCCAGAACTCAACTTGATAAAAGTATTTTTCGGCTGATTTGTAGCAATCAATTGTGGATTTCCCGGCTCTGTGAGTAGGGAGCCACATTTCGTAGAGTTCGCGCCATGTAATTGCCTTTTCACGCTTCTTTTGTCCGGCCAACATCGGCAGGTAGTCAAGCGCTTCTTTTTTTGTGCGGAATCCGCATTTCCGCGCGACAACGCGCTTTACAGCTCCGTTTTCTTCTCGGTATCCCTTTGTTATTTCCGCTACCCATTTATCGTTGCGCCGGTATACCGATCCCGTGCCGTTCCCGCGTTTTGTGGTCTTTTTTGTTTGCTGTTTTTTCCCGCACCAGCAACAGTAGGGCGCGCCGTCTGGGATTTCTTTTTTACACTTGATGCACTCCATGTTTCCCTCCACGTTCTTTTCGGATTGCATAGAAAGTAATTGCCGAAGCCAGCGCTGAACCTACGATCAGGGCAATGCACGCCCATGCAGCTACGGACAAATCTCCGCCGCGAATGAGACCTGTGTTCCGAATTTGCGCATCCGTCACAAGGCAGGCAATTAGAGAAAAGGAGAGCAGCATACAAAACAGGGCGAGAACGTAACACATTGTATGTGTAGCCCTTATCTGTGCGCTCTGCGCGGCTGTTGTTGCTTCCAGCTTGGCGTTTTCGATCTCGACATGATGAATCTGCTCGGTCAGTTCTTCCGGGCTTTCTGCGGGTTTGACAAGCCCGCACAACTCATCCAGCGACAGCCCGAGAACGCGGCATAGCGCGGCAGAATTGTACAGTTTCGGGTCTTGCTGTGTTCCTGCGCAGAGCTTCGTCACAGCCGATCTGGAAACGCCGGATTCTTCAACAAGCCTATCGATGGTGTAATGCTGATCTTCCTTCGCCCGCTTTATGTTACTCTGATATGCAGAAAGATATGGGGCGAGTTCCTGAATCGCCGACATGATATACCTCCATTTTCACATATATTTCGCTGATTCTTCTGCTATGGGTATGGTTTTACCAATTTGAGGGTGGACATTTCTACCCACTTTGCTATGCTGGTTACAGGCGCGCGAGAAAGCCCCACCGCCGGTGGAGCGACGGTGGGGCGATCTTAAACATTCCATTATACAAAATAGTCTGTCCCATAATTGCCGCTTGCGAGGGTTACCGGACGAAGAAAATGCAAGGTGTTCTTTGTGGAAGATTCCAAATTGAAATTATTGAACGAACGTTCTAAAATATGGAGGTACACCAAATGCAGAGCATCAATATTCGCTTTGAAAACGGGAAAGTAAACATCATCGTAGACGGGGCGCTTTTCAAAGACGTCCACAGTCTGAGCCTGGACTACATCAAGGGCGCGCCTATGCTCTTTGCCTGCGTCTCAGATGTAGGCGAGAAGCACAAGGACTGGCAGGAAAGCAAGTTTATGAGTTAGACGTAATAAGGATTCGGCTTCAGCAAGATTGCGATAGTGTCAATGACCCATCCAATTCCGCACAACCCAAGTGTAAATAGATACAGGATTCCTGTTCCGACTTTGCCCTCATAGAATTTATGCGCACCGATCATACCGAAGAAAAGGCAAAGGAAGAATGAAACCCATTTGTTCTTCGGACGACCATACCCGCGGATAGTATTCACGTTCGCATTTGTGTTCGTGTTATTGATTACGACGTTCGGCTGCGCGGACTTTAATTCTTCGACTTGCTTTCCACATTTCGGGCAAATTACGCAGTCCTTGTCGATGATCGCGCCACAAAATTTGCAAAACTTTTGATTTTCGGTTGGAACGGGTCTTTCTACAGTGTCCATCTTATTTTCCTCTTTTCTATTTTTGGGTGTAAACATTGCGCTATAATATTATTTAGGGTGGCAGCCTCCACAAGGTGAATACCCAGAATTCTGCGCATCTTCTATGCTATCGAACCAGATTTCGTTCTCTGGGAGGATTTCTTTTGCAAAGCGGCAACTAGGATTATGGTATTTATCCGAGTCAACACTTCCAACGTATACACCGGATGATTTCTGTGACGTTGTTTCTGTAACTGGCTCAGCGTCCGGGGAAGCAATAGCTTCCGAAACAGGCTGTTCGGTTGGTTCGGATGCTTCAATCTGAGCGTCTGGCGCAACGGGTTCGATATCGGAAGCAGTGGAATCACCGAAAGACGTTTGCGCGGTTTTATCTGAGATGGGAACCTCGGGCTGTTCCTGAAGAATCGGTTCTGCGGGCTCCGGCGCTTCTGGAGAAGAGCCAACCTTTGCGTCAGGAACGGCGATTGTTTCTGGTTCCCTCTCTTTATCTGGTTCTCTCTTCGCGGTTTTTGCCGTGCATCCAGTCAGAAGAAGCACAGCGAGAAAAAGCGCAAGCATTCTTTTCATTGTAAAAATCCCTCATAGTCAAAATTTGATTTGATACTACGATTTTACCAACAGAGTTTGACAGCCTCAAGAACAAATCTACACAAAAAGAAACGATAAAATTTGGAGGTTAAGAAAAGGACGGCGGAAGTGGAGACAGGAGATTATAATGGATGAAAAGGAAATCGCAACGATTAAAGAATTGGCAGAAACACTTATGAGACTTACACCAGAGAAACTCAACCTTTTTCTATCTGCTGCGCAAGAGTTAATAACGCAGACGCAAGTTCAGGACGATCTAGGCAAATATTTATGATCTTCTGAATTGATTCCGGCAAATCACAGACACGCGCTTCGCCATCGGCGGGGCGCTCTTTTTTTATGCCCACAGACGGGTCATCGGTTTCGCCGGTCAAGTAGGCGATAGTTGTTTCGAGAGCATTGGCTACAGCTGACAGGTTTGCATAGTTCGGAACGCGGCCGTTCTTCCACCACTTTCCGATTGTTCCGTTCCCCATTCCGAGCCGACTTTCAAGGGCGGCAATGCTTGTTCCCCTGCTCTTGCATAGTTCTTTTAGACGTAAATGCAAATCCATAAAAATAATTAGACAAAAATCAGATTTTCTTCTTGACAATGCGACTTAAGTCTATTATACTTAGACGTGTGAAGGGTACAAAAAACCAAGCCCCTCAGCAAGACGGACTTTCAGAAGATATTTAATTGCCTTGACACGCTTATATTAGACTATCTTCTAATCTCTGTCAAGTAGTATTCGTACGGATTGGAGGGATTTTTTTGATTTATGAGAATGTCAAGCGCCTTTGCGAGAAGCACAAGACGAACATCGCGACCGTAGAAAAGGCGTGCGGCATTGCCAACGGCACAATCGGAAAGTGGGCAGGCAAGGACGCTGCCCCACGCATCGACACTGTAAAAGCGATTGCCGACTATTTCGGCGTATCGGTCGATTCGTTGCTGCAGAAGCCGGGGAAAAGGAGGGATACGAAGTGCCATTGACCATCAATGATATCCGGGCAATGTCAAAGTCAACAATCCTCGCAAGCGAGGCGGCGCAGGTGCTTAGAATGAGCGCAAACTCGATCCGGGTTATGGCACGCCTGAACCCAAGTGCGCTTGGATTTCCGGTTATATGCTCAACGGAGCATAATGTGGAAATCCCGAGAAAACCGTTTTTACGATATTTGGGGGAGGCGATGGAAGATTGAGAAACGAACTGGAAATCGCAGAGACGACAGAAGACCGGCAGGAACGGCTGTGGGACGAGCTGCAGTACCGCAAAACAATGCTGCGCGTGATCAAGCGGCTGTGCCTGTGGATCGGCGGGGCGGCGGCTGCGCTGGCCGTGCTGGCCTGCGGGGCGGAGATGGTCAATGAGGCCATCGTGACCGGCGCAATCGCGCTGGGGACAACGCTGTTCGGGCTGCTGTGATGGACATCAAGGAAAAGGCGCTGCTGATGACGCCTTGCGAGGTCTGCGAGATGCTGGGCCAGAAGCGCGGATGCCGCCCGGAAGACGACTGCTACACCTGCGGCATTTACGCCGAGATCATGTTTGCGCAGTGGGACGCGACCTGCAAGATTATCCGCGAGCGCACAGGCAAAAAGAAATGACCCCTGCCGCGTTGCCGCGCGACAGAGGCCGAAATGAAAGGACATTATGTCGGCTTTTATTATAAGCCAGAAAGGAACCTATGTCAAGTTTAACGGATTCCCGCGTCCGGCACGGCGCAAAGGCCTGTGTCGAGGCGGTTCGGGCCGACTACCCGAAGTTTAATAAATGTTTGCTTTCGCAGTGCGAAGCGCCGGAGAAATACGGCGTTCAGCTCGTGCCGGAGGCTGCGGCTTCCATCAAGGCGCTGGACGCGCCGAAGAACCGCGTTGAGCGCAGGAAGAAGACGAACCGGTATTACTTCCGCCTGACGGACGAGCAGGCCAAGAAGCTAGACAGGCTTCTGAAAAAGTTAGGCTATTCAACGGTTCAGAGCTTCTGTGAAGCGCTGATCCGCCAGGAGGTGAGCCGGAATGGCGTATGACGGCGAAAATCTGTACTTGAGCATTCCGGAGCCGGAGTATGAGCCGGAGTACGAGCCGGACGAGCCGGAGGACGAAGACCGTTATTTGTTCCCGCCGCTGTGGCTGGTGGGAAAGACGAAACAGGAGGAAGGATAAAATGGCAATCAAGAAACCCGCTGAACTAGATTTCAGCAACAAGAAATTCATGTGCATCATTTCCGGACAGCCCGGATTAGGAAAGACGACGCTGGCACTTTCGGCCCCGAAACCGTTTCTGTTCGACACGGACAACGGCATTGCCCGCGTCAGGCCAGAGCAGCGCGGCGTGACCTCTGTTGTGGAATCCTACGAAGAAATGCTTGGCGATATGGATTCCGACGAGTACAAGGAATCGGAATCCGTCGTGATCGACACTGGCGGTATGCTTGTGCAGCTCATGAAGGACTGGGCGAAGAAGCAGGACAGCAAGGCCGCAAAGGATGGTCGTGCAATGTATGGCGTGATCAAATCCGAGTTCGACCGGCTGTGTTATCAGATCCGCGCAAAGGACAGGAAGCACCTGATCGTGGTGTTCCATACAACGGAGCAGCAGAAGGGCGATACCATCCAGACACGCCTGTCCTGCGAGGGCGGCGCAAAGGATATCGTTTGGACGCCTGCGGACTTTGGCGGCTATATGTTCATGATGGGCAACAAGCGCATGATCGGCTTTACACCGACAGACGAATACTTTGCAAAAGGCTGCTTCGGTGTGCGCGGCGTGATGCAGCTGCCGGAGCTCAAGCCCGGCCAGAAGTCCACGTTTTTGACGGATTTGTTCCGCAAAGCGCAAGAGGACATCAACGCACAGGCCGAGATCTATAGCGGCGAGAAAACCGCATATGACGTGGCGATGCAGGAAGGCCGCGCGTTCATTGCGCTTGTCGGAGATCCCGACACAGCGTTAAAGGCGCGGGAAGGGCTGGCAAAGATCCATCACGCTCTGACTAGCGCCGCCGAGCTTGGCGCAGAGTTCAAGCGCAAGTGCAAGAAACTCGGTCTGAAATACGATAAGGAGATAAAAGCCTATGTATTGGCTGACACAAAGCCTGCTAAGCAGCTGGAAGCACTTTCTTGATGCGGATGATGCGTATGCAGACGCGGCGCTGTCCTCATTCCTCTCTACGCTTCGGCGTGAAGAGAAGGAAACAACGCAGGCGATGCAGGCTGGCATTGACTTCGAGGCGGCAATCAACAGCACGGTTGCGGGTGTACCAATTGAGCCTGTCAGCGAGAAATACGACCGGGCTGTAGCAAAATTTTCCCGCATCTGCTCGGGCGGTCAGCCACAAGTGCCGGTCGCCGGGCGGCTGCATGTATCGGGACTGGATTTCCAGTTATACGGCGTCTGCGACTACGTAAAGGCCGGAATCATCTACGACATCAAGCGCGTGCAGCGGTACGAATACGGCAAGTACCTGCACAGCCCGCAGCATCCGATGTATCTGCATCTGCTGCCCGGCGCGTCAAAATTTACATACCTGATCTTCGACGGCGCGAACACTTACGCGGAGACGTACCGGCGCGGCGATTTCGAGCCTATCGAAGATACGATTTCATGCTTTATCAACTGGCTTTTGGCAAACGGTTATATCAACGATTATTTTACACATTGGGAAAT